ATGACCACCAGTTGCTTGCCCATACGCAAAGAGATATTCAATACAGGTGTCACAGCCAGTGCCAGCACCATGCAGAGCATCTGCTATTCAGTCATATCTGAAGGCGGATACACTCTTAGCGGCCGGGCTGGTACCGCATCACATGCACTGGGATCAGCCATTGCCTTGCCCAACGATCTCTCTTTCAAACCCATCATGAGCATCAGGCTCAAGAGTTCCAGGCTGGGTGCCATCGTGTTGCCCAGCGTGTTCAACGTGACACCTGTCAACCAAGCGGTCTATCAGTATCAGATATATACCCAGGCAGTGACCGCAGGAGGCACATGGACCAGTGCAGGCACCAACAGCTCAGTGGAATACAATCTCGCACCCACATCTATCTTGAGTGGCAATGTGGCCAACACTGGATTCATCAATGCCAGCAACCAAACTGCTGGTGCTGAAGTTGGTACATCGCTGCCATTTGCATATCAGTTGGAACGAAACATATTCACACCAACAGCATATGAACTGGTGATAGCCGTGGCCTCCAGCACCAACTCCACTGTGTGCTATGGCGCGATCAATTGGCAAGAAATAACATAAGGAAAGACACATGAGGTTCTCACAGATAATAATGGAAGGTGGCAATGTGTTCAAGAATGAACTGGCCACGGTGGATGTAAAGCAAGCAGACGTCATGCCTACCATCAAGTTCCTGTCAGGCATACTGGGCAACGATCTCACCGACGAGTGGCTGGGCAGCACTGGCCAGAAGGCTGTTAGTGGCGACATAGATCTCAGCATGGACGAAGGTCAGATCACCAAGGACGAGCTGGTACAACAGCTGGGCGCTTGGGTGCGTGCACACGGCGGCGACCCTAAGAATTATGTAAAGAAGTCTGGTGTCAGCGTGCATTTCCGCTCACCCATCGCAGGCAATCCTGAGCTGGGCCATGTGCAAGTGGACTTCATGTTCCTGCCAGATGTGCAACTCAGCAAGTTCACCATGCGTGCAGATCCTGCCAGCAAGTTCAAGGACAGCATGAAGCACATCGTGCTCAGCAGCATAGCCAAACACCATGGCATGAAGTGGAGCCCTACCATTGGCTTGATCAGCAGGACCACAGACAAGGTGTTGACCAAGGATCCCGACGAGATGGCTACCATGCTGTTGGGTGCCAGCGCCACACGCAAGGACATCACTTCTGTGGAAGCCATACTGCGCAAGATGGCTGGCAATCCCGAAGCAGATGCAGCATTGGCTGATGCCAGAGAAACGCTGGGCAAACAGGGCATCAAGATATGATACAACGACTAGACGAAAGCATGGGATTTCCCAATAGGGAGTTTGGTGACGTATATCACAATCCCAGCGATCCCGAAGACAAGATGGTGTTCCAGGATTTCAAGGCCTACCCAGATGGTGCACCAAATTGGCCCGACATCCGCACACGCGATCGAGACTGGAAGAAGATTGGGCACTGGATGGCGCAGCAAGGTCAAATCAAAGAACTCAACAAGCCCAATGCTGGCATGTTGGCCATGATGGCTGTGCACATGTTGGATCCCAAGACCAAGCAGCACTGGTTCTTCGTCAAATGGGTCAAAGACAATCTCAATCTACGAGGCAAGTTTACCGGCATACCAGCCGGTGCAGTCAGCGACACACATCCTGGACTGGTGTTCAAGAAAGGTGCCAGCGAGACCTATCGCCTCAAGCCAACAGACATCATGAGCGGCGCTGGGCCATACACGGCCAAAGACGTGACCACTGCCATCAACAACATACCGGCCACAGCAGGTCCTCCGGATCTGATACTGCAACTGCAACAGGCCGTGTCAGCAGCAGCCAAGCGCCAGCCTTGGCCCATCACCATCGAGAATGGTGCACAGTATCTGGCCTTCCACAGCAAATACACCAACGAGTGGCTGGCTCCACTGGCACTCAGCGGCGGTACCATTCCTGGACCCGATCGCAAGAACCTTGAAACCAATCTCCTGGCTGGCAAGAGCATGGTCAACAGCAAGATATTCTATTCCGCATCTGTCACAGAAACTCTCAGTGACAGCAGCGTGGAAGCCAGCAATGGCATGACCATCTACATATCCAGCAAGCAGCAAGGCGGCGGAGCAGCGGCCAGCTTGACCGGCATACACGGAGTATTGGAAAAGAAGAAGGCTGAGTTTGGGTCTGGTTTCATGCGCAACCCCAAAGTGGCACGATTCGTCAAGATAGTCAAGTTGATCGTGGAGAACGGACAGACTGACGGCATGCTGATGGTAGCACTCTATCTAGGCATCATCACCGAAGACAGCTGGGAAGGCATTGTTACTGGCAACCACAAGAAAGTGGCAGCTGATGTCAAAGCCTTGATGAAGAAGTTCAATGCACGTGTGGACAATCCCAACTACAATCCCAAGTTCCACTTGATTGCAGCTATCGCGCAAGAAGTGGCCAATAGACTGAATCAAGAAGACTTCACTGATGTGTTCAAGGCCATCATCAACAAGGCATCTTTGGTGCAGGTCTACATGCGAACCAAGATACGTGACCGAGTAAACCTTGACATCCTGGGCATGGACGTGGTATGGCCGCCCGTGTTCTCTGGACGCATCATATTCACCGCACAGAAGAATTTCACTTCCAGCGAAGTTCGCGGCAAGCTGGGGTTCAAGATAACATGAAAATACATGAGATAATAATGGAAGGTGGCTGGGACAGCTCAGTCACCCAGAAGACTGTGATAACACCAGCCGTGGTCAAGCGTGCGCTGGCCGTGGTAGGACGTTTCACAGCCGAGTTCAATGCTTACCTCAAGAAGACCCAGCGTCCGGAAATACAGATGGGCCATCCCACTGGTTCCAGCGCACATCATGAAGCTGACGCTGTCAAGGACCCACAGAAGGTCTACGGTGATATCGATCTGCAGATGGTAGCTCCTGTGGCAGGGGAAGCCAAGACGCACAGCCAATATCAAGCCACTTGGAATCAGCTGGTAGATGAATTCATCGCCCGGGCACGACCCGAATATGTGCACTATGAAAACAAGCCAGCCAATGGCCATGTGATATTCAACATAGGCGGCGACGAGTATGTGCAGGTGGACATGCTGTGGGCCATGCCAGAGAACGCAGACTGGGCCAGATACCGCACCACCCCTGAACCAGGAATCAAAGGTCTCATATACGGAAACCTATACAGCAGCTTGGGTGAGATCATGGACATGAGCATACAGCATGCTGGTGTTCAGATGAAGATACAGGATGGTGAACCCATCAACTTCCAGCGCGGTCGCAAGTTTGACAGGATATTGACCTTCAGCAAGGATATCTCCACATTCGCACAGGACATCGCCACAGGATTGTTCCGCCAGATCTATCCGGATCTCACTCCTTCGGATCTCAAGTTGGATCCTGAACTGCGTGCACATCCAGGGCTGAACAAGGAAAGTCCACGTGTGGCTGATCTGGTTGCAGCCATCAAGGGTCTGGCACGCACGTTTGAGCTCAATGACATGTATGGCAAGTTCAACCTCAAGAAGTTCACTTCAACTGAAGATTTCATACAGAAGTTCATACAGCACTACGAAGGCAAGGCCATGGAAGCCATCAATGCCACCAAGTTTGACAAAGCAGAAACTCCCGAAGCCAAAGCCCGTGCAGCTGACGCCAAGAAGAAGATCGCTGCTGGATTGGCAGACGTTAAGAAAATGTTTGTGTCCTAAAGGAAAGATAAGAAAAATGATGAGATTTACAGTAACCTTGGCGGCACTTGCCTTCACATTTGCTACATCTTCTTTTGCTTCAGAGCAAAAACCACCACTGCCGCCACAGGCCTGTGCACATCATGTGCCTTATGGAATGCCACAAATCGCAAGGCCCAACACACAACTGATTTGCCGTACCGGTTATTTCCTACAGCATGACAGCGCGATCAAGATTCCGCTATGGGTTTCATACAGGCTGGAGCCAGCACGTGTGAACGGCTGTGTTCCACGCAGCAATGCATTCGCTCCAGACCAAAGCATCCCCCGTGGTGCACGTGCCGAGATGGCCGACTACGCCAAGAGTGGTTATGACATAGGACATGTGGCACCCAATGCTGAACAAAGCTGGGATCCACAAGTGGAAATAGAAAGCTTCTATCTCAGCAACATGATGCCCCAGCTGCCCGGACTCAACAGAGGCATCTGGAAGCTGCTGGAAACTTCTGTGCGCGGCTGGACTTTGCAGCGCGGCAACGCCATGATCATACATGCTGGACCCATATTTGACGAACGCAACGACAAGCGTATAGGCCCCAATCGTGTGATAGTTCCCAATGCATTCTACAAGATAGTGATAGATTCTGTTACAGGAGAAACACTGGCATTCTTGTTCCCCCATCAGGGTGGGCTGGGCAATGATCTCAGCAAATTCCAAGTCAGCGTCGCTGACATTGAGCAGCTAACGGGCATGCGCTTGGGACTGCCACGCAACATGCCTCGTGATCGTGTGTTGCCATTATGGCCCGTGAATTTCAAGGCAGTCACCGACAGCAAGAGAGCAGCTTGCTCCAGATAACCAAAACCAGATAAATAAAATCATGCGCATCAAAGACATCATAACCGAAGAAGGCGACACAGCTGGCACCTTGTCCAGCTCTATAGCCACCGTTGCCTTCCCGCTGTTTGGTGATCGCAAGATGATACGTCGGGCAGTTGACCCCAAAAACTATCTAAAAAAGAAGAAAAAGGTCAAAGAATCAGCCACTGATCTCCATGCGGACAATGTGATATATCGCCTGGACACAACCAATCCCATGGATGATACTGAAGTCCTGGTCATCGGCGGCGCAGGACGTTATAGCCTTAAAGGACTCAGGACCAAGGCCAGACGCGAAGCCACTGAACTGGCCAAGGAATTGGATTCAGAACACGGCGGGTCGTTCCGTGCTGCTGCGTACCATGTGCGCCAGCTGAGCAATACGCTGAGGACCATAGTGGCAGCATACGACCAATTGAACAAAATACGCAGCAAGGGCGGCTCCAAGAGCCGAGGAATCAGGAACGAGGATCGTGCATTGATAGATGAATGCATGTCCGTCGTCGAACAATTTAGATCCAAGGTGACACCATGAAAATCAATCAACTAGGAAAGGTTGCAGAAGCCAAAATGAAGTGCAACGAAACCGCAGCCGGAGAACCTTGCCCAGTGCATGGTCTCAAAGAATGCCCATCATACAGCATGAAGGGCGAATCCAAGGCACCAGTCAAGGAAGGACACATGGTCACCATGAACATCAATGACGACCATGAAGTCAGCATGGCACAGGGCGACTTGTACCAAATGGCCAAGAAAGCCATTGCCTTGCATCAGATGCTGGACAACATGACACAGCTGGAAGGCTGGGTGCAGAGCAAGATCACATTGGCAGCAGACTACATCAACAGGGTGTATGACTACTTGGATCATGAGCAAGCAATGGCTGGCAATGTCGACGGCCTAGGTGAATCAATCATGCCCACTGGCAGCACGGTCAGTTCCAAGACCCTGCCACCGCAGGCCAAGAGCATGGTACAAAAGATCAAGACTGGAGTGAACAAGAACACACATTCAGTCATGACAGACAAGGAAGGCAACGTCAGCGTGGTGGCCAAGAAGGATGTGGCCAACAAGGCCAAGCAAGGTTCCATGGAGATCACTGACTCCGTAACCAACGAGCGCGGCTCAATTGATCCGCAGCTACAGCGTTACATTGACAACTATCCAGACGAAGTGTCTGATGATTTGGAAGCACTCAAGGCCAAGGCCGAAGAAGAAATGGCTGGCAGCAGGAACCTGTGGGGCATCGGTGAAATGCCCGACGGCAGATTCGTGCTGTCACTGATGGGTCCTCTCAAGCGTTGGGGATTGCCCATCCGTGCACAGGCCATGAGAGAAGCCAATGAGCCTGCAGAACAATACAAGAGCCTGAACGATGTATATCCAGAAGGTTCGACTGAGATATGGTATTGGAAAGAAGATTTCGCACGCGACGCCATGATGGGTCCTGCTTTCTTGGCCAAGCGTGGCATCATGCCCACGCCCGAGACTATCAAGGACAACTATGCCTTGATCGGCAAGATCGCGGAAACCCGTCCTGAAAAGATATTCATGATGATGCAAGGTGACATGTGGAGCCCCGAAGGTCAGGCTCGCAACATGATCCGTGCCAGCGGTACCGGACACACATCCATGAGCGTGGGCGATATCATCAAGATCGGCAATGACTATCACATGGTAGATCGTTTTGGTTTCCACAAGCTGGGCGATGAGCCTGTGGAAGAAATGTCATTCAAGGACGCAGGTGCCACACTGGGCGGCACGCTGGGCACAGCAGGTGGATTTGCTCTGACCAAGAAGAAGAGTGGTGCTGTTGCTGGCAATGCAGTTGGTGCAGCAGTTGGTGCAGCCGCAGGCAAGTGGTTGGACAAGAAGCTGGGCAACAAAGATGAAGAAGAAAAGAAGCCTGGTGTCAAAGAAGCTCCAATGGACGCTCCAGAGACTGATGGCAAGGACAACATCGTATATCAGATGCGCAAGGTCATCAACCTACGCGGACAGTATGACGTTCCATTTGCCGACGGTACCAAAGCACAGGTACCTGTTGCACTGGCACACAAGGTCCTCCAGGCATACAACAATCTGCGCATGCCAGCCGACAAGCTGAAGTTCACACGCGACGCAGGCAAGAACATGAAAGCATTGCAGTCAGCAGTGAGCGAGAGCGACGAACTGATGTCAAGGTTCAACAAGGTCATGGGCGAAGACTGGGGTTCCAGCGACACGTCAGCTGCCATCAACATGATGAAGGATGTGATCCGCCAGGAACATGGTGGCAAATACAATCCAGAAACCATCGAAGCTGCTGCCATGAATGCTGCTGAGTTCTATCACGAAGACATGGGCTATGACTCCGTGGAAGATGCTGCACAAAGCCTGGTAGGACATTTCGTCCGCAGGTGGATGGCTGGTCATCTCAAAGCCGATTGAGGTAGCATGATGATCGTCACCCGGATACGGCCCCATTTTGGAGCAGACGTTGAGGTAGACATCAAACAGTTAGGACCTGCTCATCGCAATGAGCTGGTTCAACTGCTAGGCGAACACAAGGTCTTGCGTTTCCGCCAGCAGTTTCTTTCACCGGAACAGTTTATCACATTCAGTGAACTGTTTGGCGAATGCTGGGGTGCCGGTGACGACGGTTTGCAAGGAAACAACGAACAAGGACGTTGCCTTGAAGGCTATCCCAAGATCACCTTGGTCAGCAATCAAGCCAAGGGCGTGCTGCGAGACCATGACATAATCTGGCACAACGACGTTTCCCACAGGCCTTGGGAGCGCGAAGGTGGCACATGTCCCACACGCATACTGTATGCTGTGACACTACCCAAATCTGATCCTTGCCCTACACATTGGCTTGACCAAGAATGGTTGTATGATCACTGCCCACTAGACATCAGGGACGACCTAGAAGAGCGCATGGCCACATACAAGGCGCCTTACACTACTGCATGGGAACATTGTCGCAAGCGTATCGTGCAGATCAATCCCATCACAGGTCGTAAAACGCTCATGGTGGATCGACTGTTCCTCAAAGGCATCGACGGATATTCAAATGAAAAATTCGTCAACACTCGCAATAGACTGTTACAGCTGGCACAACATCCTGACAACGTGATCACCAATCATTGGGAAGTAGGCGATCTGGTCATAAACAACAATTACAACACGGCACACTGGAGGCCGTCATTCAAATCACAGGAAGAAAGAACGCTCTGGAGGAGCACGTTCCAGGTACCTGAGATCATACCCAAGACCTTTGTCTGATAGGAACAAACGATGAGACTGCATGATTTTTTTGAAGCAAAAGTTCGCCTGGATCCAAAGTGCTGGACCGGTTACAAGATTGGCAACCCTAAAACCAAAATGAAGGGTGGTGTGCGTGTGAACAACTGTGTGCCTGCTGAAAGTGTCGGCGAAGGCAGAGAATTTGGTTCCTATTATTACGAACAGCTGGCCCAACAACTATTTGATCAAGATCCCGGACTAGATGCTTCTGGCAGAGCCGAATCGGTATTAAATGCAGCTTATCCAATGGTTAAAGATCAGTTGGGAGACAAGCAAGCACGAATGTTGTTCAACTATGACGAAGACTTTCCTGGTGATCTAGTGACTGCCTATGCACATCTACAAAAACAGGATGCTACTAACGAAAGTGATATGAGCGGCATCATGCACGCTGCTAAGAACTACAACAAAAGCTTCATCATCACAGCAGATGTTGCCGAAGGCGGGCGCAAGAAATATCGAGTCCGGGCACAGAGTGAACGTGTGGCAAGAGAAAAGTTTGCCAAGCACTATTCCATGGCCAAGATAGTGGACATCAAAGAAGAGGAATGATTGATGCTCAAAGTATCATCCAATGAGTTGATACACGATGCCACATTGCGTTGGGCCATCGACGACGATCATTTCACAGAAGATAAACTGAAGTATTATGACAAAGATGGCTTTGAGCTATGCCATCTTGAAAGAGATTTTTATTGGATACATGGCTATCGTTTTGGTGAACATCTCAATCATCACTGTGTGTGGCAGCAGGATTGGTTCATCAATACCGGAGACAATGTGCAGGGATTGATCATCGACCATGCCATGATATTGCACCGCTGTGATTTTACACAATCGGCTAGAGAACAATTGGAAAGACATCGCAGTCGCTTGCCACGATTGGATTTCATGTTGCGTGCAAAACGCAAATGGGGCTTAGACATTGCCATTGATTGGGCCGACGAACAGGGTGCTTTCGAAGTGATACACATTGAAATGGACTCGTATGATTATGACGAAGCCTGCGAGGACAAGACACGCATACAAGAATGGGCGTTGCGCATGGATTGGCCGTGGGCAGCTCAAAAGATACGTGAGTCTAGTAGCGAATGGGAAGCACTGACCGGCTTCGCACAAAATGATTGGAAGGCCAGGTACTTTGGCTTTCCACGGGCAGAAAGGACACAGAAAAGTGGCTGATATGATATTGAGAAAAGCACACAGGATCGTAGAGGCCCTGCAAAAAGGTTGTCCAGTTGAGACCATTGACCTTGATGCCAACCTTGCCAATCGGCAGAAAGCCATCAATGAATACATGTATGGTCCAGCCAATCCCAACGAACCTGGAGACTTCTGGAAAAAGATCGCCGATGTATGGAGCATCACAGAGAAGTCTGCCCAGACCATGCGCTGTGGCAACTGTTCTGCATTTGACGTTTCTGACAAGATGCGGTCCTGTATCGAAGCCGGAATGGTTGGTAGGGATCTTTCAATAGATGCTATGGCCACTATTGACAAGGCTGATCTAGGATACTGCAACATACTTCATTTCAAATGCGCCGGCGATCGAACCTGCAAGGCATGGCTAGTGGGCGGAGCGATCGACAACAAAGATCGCACCAAATGAACCATGCGTCGTTCTATAGACGTCAACGGTAATCCCAACAGGACCATAGATACCGACATCCCGGGGTGGATGTATCCTCGAGATCTATTGCTGCTGGCCACGATAGCGCAACTGATGCCGGACCACTCGTTATTTGTGGAAGCTGGCAGTTTTCTTGGACGCAGTTCTTTGGCCATTGGTGCCAACCTCAATCCCCGTTGTCGCTTGCATTGTATAGATCCTTGGACTACATCCACAGACAATTACAGCGTAGACGATCGCATTGCTGCGCTGGAATCTGGTGCCATGGAATACGGTGCAGTCAATAGGGTTTCTGATCTCATGAGATCAAACTTTCGTATCGCTGCCAATCTGGCCGTCGGAGGTTCTTGGCTACCAGCTTTCAAATTGTTTACAGATGGATGCAAAATCGTGCATTGGCCTATACCGTTAGAACAATACAAACCTATGCCTCGCATGACCAGTGCTGTGTTCTTGGATACCCAACGTGCCACTGACAATGACATCACGCCTGGTGGAGATCCCAACAAAGCCTATACCAACCTCAGCAGTCACATGGGCTATTTTGATATCAACCGAGAGACATTGATTATTGGCAATGACTTCAGCCCCAACTGGTCAGCCAACATACTGGCTGTCGGTAGGAACAAGGAAAAATCCAGGCGCTCGCTTTTTTGTCCAGCAGACAGCGCACTATGGTTCTTGTGGCCCACACAAGGCTACTGGGCAGACAAGCTGGGCGAATTTTCGGCACGTGCTGAAAGAGATCGAATCGAATATTGGAAAGGAAACATATGATGAAAAAAGCACTGATGATTGCTGTGATGTCATTATCACTTTCAGGATGCGCCGGACTCATGGATCTGATCAGCAGCCGCTGGGATCCAAATGAAGCTGCGGCCATAACTGATGCAAGATACTACGCAGCCAAGACAGACTGTAAGGATACTGCTGACATAATCAAAATACAAGAACGTATCGACTGGCTGGTGCTATACACAGACAGCAAGGGCAGCCGTGACATCAAAAAAATGTTGTCCCCTGTCAAGGAATCACTTGACCCCTTGGTAGAACGTGCGCAGAAGAAAGAGATGACCGTGATTTTCTGCCAACTCAAGATGAAGATAATACGTGCTGAGCTTGATGCTGTGGCACGCGGAACAAATGCGAGGTTGACGCCATGACACTAGAACAACTGGCCCAATGTGGCCGCCCTTGGGCTGAAGAGCGTGCTAAGATAGCTATCGAGCTGTCTTCTGCATTAGAAGCTGGAGCCATTACCCGAGATGAATTCCTTGAGCTAACGCACGATCTAATACGTGCTGATCAGCTGAATGGTGATGCAGATGACGTAGAAACCAAGGTTGCCTTAGAGGTTGGCATACGACAGCTCATTTCCATCGTAAGCAGTATCGTTTGAATAAATACCCACACAGGAGACCATCATGGAAGAATTAGTAGTAGCACTCAAGAAAGCATTGGCAAACACCTTTGCATTCTATCTCAAAACACAAAATTATCACTGGAATGTGACTGGGCCGGATTTCAAGCAACTGCACGATCTGTTTGGAGACATCTATGGTGAAGTCTACAGCAGCGTTGATACGTTTGGCGAAGAGATCAGAGCACTAGGGGACTATGCTCCTGCCAGCTTTTCCCGATTCCAGTCATTGACTGATATCGAAGATGAAACCAAGATCCCTACATCGGCGATCATGGTAGAACGATTGATCGAAGACAACCAAAAGGTATTGGCTTCAATTGAGCGTGCATATGAGCTTGCTGAAATCGAGCACAAGCACGGACTCAGCAATTTCTTAGCTGAAAGGCAAGATGCACATTCTAAGCATGGCTGGATGTTGTCTGCCACTGCCAAGAGATAACCAGGAGATCCAGGATGATAGAACTAGAAACCCTAAAGGCATGTTTTCCACAAACAGATCCTCAAAGGGTCGCATATTTCCATGAAGGTATTTGTCAGACATTTGAGATCTATGAGATCAACAATCCTCGTCGACAAGCAGCATTCTTGGCACAATGTGGCCACGAATCAGGCGGGCTTAGGCTCACAGAAGAAAATCTCAACTACAAAGCCGAGGCACTGACTCGCCTGTGGCCCAAGAGATTTCCCCCGGATGTGGCAGCACGTTATGCTCGCAATCCAGAAATGATTGCCAATCGTGCCTACTGCGACAGGATGGGCAATGGTCCCGAATCCAGTGGGGAAGGATGGGCATATCGCGGCCGCGGGCTGATCCAGCTCACTGGCAAGGCCAATTACATTGCCTGCTCCGATGCATTGGGTATTGATCTGGTCAGCGAACCTGACCTGGTAGCGCAGAATCCTGTAGCTGTGTTGTCAGCCGGATGGTTCTGGGATCGTAACGGACTCAACGCATTGGCCGATGCCGAAGACATCCTGGCCATGACCAAAAGGATCAACGGCGGCACGATTGGATTGGAAGACCGCAAGAAGCATTACGAACATATGAAGCACGTTCTGGGCGAGTAATCTAACCAAAACCGCAAAACCTCCTTGACAGGTAGCTGCTATACATAGTATTATAGCTATTACCTAGCAAGGAGGTTCTTATGTCTACTCGCATGTTCTCTGGTGAAGAGAAAGCAAAACTGACCCGGCTGATCAATGAAGGCATCCAGGTCACAACTGAAATCCAAACTCTCAAAGAAGGTCTGTCAGAGACCGTCAAGTCCATAGCCGAAGAGCTGGACATGAAGCCATCTGTCCTCCAGAAGGCTATTCGTATTGCCCATAAGAGCTCTCTGGGTGAAGAAAAGCACAAGATGACTGAAGTAGAGGAAGTCCTCGAAGCAGTCGGTAGGACTTTATGAATGACATACTGACCGGCATATTCCAATGGATAAAGGATGATTGGCGCAGCCACCGAATTCGTTTCGGAGTTGAGGTTTTGGCTTGGGCTATCAGTATTGGTTGTTCCATTACTATGGCTCTTACTGTTCCTACTCCGCCGCTACTCATCCTCTATCCTATCTGGATCACTGGTTGTGCTATGTATGCTTGGGCTGCTTATACTCGTCGAAGTTTTGGCATGCTCGCTAACTACTTGCTCTTGACCACCATCGATACCATTGGACTGATAAGGATGTTGACACAGTGATGGACAGATCGACAGTTCGACTGATATATGTTATATTGGTGTTGATGATATTGTTCTATGGAGAACCTGATCTCTTTGACGCCATGCGTGGTGCGCTGATCAGGTTCTTCAACCACCTGCCATAAAAGGAAGCACCATTTGAGTTACGTTGACGCTTGGTACCAGAAAGAAAAAGATCTGGTGCGTGTGGTTGAAAGGAGTCGTGATGGCCGCCGTGTCTATCGAGACTATCCAGCACGCTACGTGTTCTATTATCCTGAGAAGGGCGGGCAGTTCACCAGCATGACAGGTGAACAGCTGGTCCGCGTGCAAGTCAGCAGTCACAAGTCATTTGACAAAGAGCGTCGGATACATGGTCACAAGCGCCTGCACGAGAGTGACTACAAGCCCTTGAATCGGTGCCTCGAAGAAAACTATCTCAACGCCGAAGATCCAAAGCTGCAAGTGGCTTTCTTTGACATCGAGGTGGCTTTCAACAAAGAACGAGGCTTTGCTGATCCTAGCGATCCTTTTAACCCTGTTACTGCTATCACGGTCTATCTTGGCTGGAACAACGTTCTGGCAACGCTGGTCTGCAAGCCAGACAGTATGAGCCGTGAACGTGCACAAGAGATCGTTGCCAAGTTTGACAACACCTTGCTGTGCGATACAGAAGAGGAACTGTTGGAAAACTTCCTTACCCTGATCGACGATGCGGATGTATTGACTGGTTGGAACTCAGAAGGCTTCGACGTTCCATATACTGTGAACCGCATTGCCAGGCTGCTGGGTAAGGATTGGACACGCAAGTTTTGTCTCTGGGCACAACTGCCGCAGCGCAGAGAATTTGAGAAGTATGGCAAGACCCTAGAAACATTTGACTTTGTGGGTCGTGTGCATCTGGACTATCTTGAATTGTATCGCAAATACAACTATCATGAGATGCATACCTATCGACTGGATGCCATCGGTGAGTATGAGCTAGGTGAGAAGAAGATCCAATATGAAGGCACATTGGATCAACTGTATAACAATGACTTTGAGAAGTTCGTTGCCTACAACAGGCAAGACGTCATGCTGATCAAGAAGTTGGATGACAAGCTCAAGTTCATTGACCTTACCAATCTTATCGCACATGCCAACACAGTAGGACTGCGCACCACACTGGGTGCCGTGGCTGTTACTGATCAGGCAGTCATCAACGAAGCCCACAGCCGAGGCATGATGGTTCCAGATCGTCCGCATCGCGGATCTGGCGATGACAATGCTGCCGCTGGTGCGTATGTTGCTGTGCCCAAAGGTGGCATGCACGAGTGGATCGGCAGCATGGACTTGAACAGTCTGTATCCTTCTGTGATCCGTGCGCTAAACATGAGTCCTGAGTCTATCATTGGACAAGTGAGGCAAACACGCACATTGGCCATGATTGAAACTTTCAAGGCACAAGGCAAAGGTATCGCAGAAGCATGGGAAGGCAAGTTTGCCTGTCTTGAGTATGAGAGTATCATGGCCCGAGACATTGGGCAGATGGAAGTGATTGATTGGGCCAACGGCAAGAGCACTGAGATGAGCAGCGCCGAAGTTTACAATCTCATATTCCACAGCGGTAATCCGTTTATGATCTCTGCCAATGGTACCATATTCAACTATGAGACCAAGGGAGTGATTCCAGGACTATTGGAACGCTGGTATGCCGAACGTAAGGAACTGCAAGCCAAAGCCAAGGAAGCATACGGCACTGACATGTTTGAGTTTTGGGACAAGCGACAGCTGGTCAAGAAGATTAACCTGAACTCGGCATACGGCGCCTTGCTCAATGCAGGCAGCCGATTCTTTGATCAGCGACTGGGCCAATCAACCACGTTGACCGGACGATGCATTGCACGACACATGGCTGGTCAGGTCAACCAAATGCTCACAGGTGAATATGACTATGTGGGCAAGTCCATCATATACGGCGATACT